ATGTTGATGTTTAAAGAAGAGTATGGAAGCAGAAGCGACGCGTTTAACGAAGCAATCGAGAAGGTATTTGAGATGGTTGAAGGAGCATACGAGTGGGATTTAGATGCAGCGGATAATATATATCCACTCGAACGCAGAGAGATAAGTTTAACTAATGAGAAAAGCGAGAATGTCGGTAGAGTGACGATCGACATATATCCATCCGAAGAAGACGGTTATTACATTGTTGAAGCGTATTTGATTAGCGGTAATATATCACCGATCACGGCTGTTTACACGGCTCGTGAAGCGGAAAAAATATGGGGATTAGGACAGAACACCGTCGTTAAATGGATTGAGCGAGGGAAGTTTAAATTAAGCGAAGCACGGAAAAGTGGTGGCACGTGGTTAGTCACTCATAAAGGAATGGAGCGTGTTGCTGGGCGTTTAGATGATTCTTGGATGAACGAGATTGTTGAAAATTACGTCGATGGATTGAAAACATTTATTGATGAAGCGGACATGTTCTACGCGTGCGATTATATTGATGAGATTGAAGACATACTCGACGAAAAAGAGATTGAGTACACGGACATGGAAAAAGAAAAAATAAAACGACTAATCATAAGAGAATTAGTTGAAGAATACGGAGAAGATAACGTGTTTTACGGTTCTTATGAACATAAAATTGTTGTCAATGATAAAGTCGAAACTATTTACGCTCAACTAGTAATTAGAAAATAGTGATGAAACGTTTTGTGATACAAAACTGATACAAAAATGATACAAAATTCCTTTCTGAGTCTGCTATGATTGTAGCATAGAGAAATATGACGTCACTCTCTCGCACGTTGTGTGCGACAGGGTGGCGTTTTTATTTTAAATTTGAAAGGACGAGAGTATAACGGAATAGAGATGATCGGATGAATTAGGAAAGCGAGGTGACAGGCATGGAACGATACGATGAGGAAGAAGAAAAAGCGAAAGAAGCATATGAGAAGCATAAGTGCAAAGGGTGCGTATGGGCAAAATGGCAAGCCCCTTATATTGTTTCGTGCCTGTTTCCTCGGTGCGTCATAGAAGTCGGGTGGTGCGCCGATGCCTAACAGACCACTAAAACCATGCAACAAGATCGGTTGCACTAACTTAACAAGGGATAGATATTGCGAACAACATAAACACCTAGCCGAGCAGAGACAACGGACAAGACGGAATGATAAGGAATACGACAAGCATAAACGGAACCAACAAGCAAGAGCCTTCTACCATAGCCGAGAGTGGGAACGGACAAGGCTGGCTGTCTTAGCAAGAGACAATTACTTATGCCAACATTGTTTGAAAGAGAAGAAGATTACAAGGGCAGTCATTGTTGACCACGTTGTTCCTTTGCTTGTGGATTGGAGCAAGCGATTGGATATGGATAACCTGCAATCGTTATGCCAGTCCTGCCACAACCGGAAAACGGCGGAAGACAAACGACGGTATGGGTAGGGGGTATGAAAAAAGTTTTGCGGTGCCCTATGGGACCGGCGGGGGCCAGGCAAACGCAAATTTTTTTCGCAAAATGAAACTTTTTCAAGAAGGGAGGGAAGAAAGATGCCAGGCAGACCAAGCAAACCTGTTCAACTTATTAAACTGGAAGGCAATAAAGACCGGAGAACGAAAGCGGAGCTCGAACACCGTGAGAAATTCGAGAAATCCCTTTACACCGGCACGAGTTTCAAAGAATCGCCAGAGGTGAAAGCTGACCCTGTCGCACATAAAGAGTTTTTGCGGCTCAAAAAGCTATACAAGCACATTCAATATGTGGACGGGCTCGATGAACAGATTATCAATCGTTACTGCATCATGATAAGCCAAGAGCGGAGCCTACAGAACACGATTAAAAAACTCAATGAAGACATCGAAAATGCAGATGGCTTTGAAACACGTTCGGAGCTTTACAAGTTGCTTGCCAGCTTAACGACTAAACTGAATCAGACGCGCGACATGATTTTGAAGCTGGAAGATCGCCTTTTCCTAAATCCAACGGCAAGGGTAAAAGCGATCCCGAAAAAACCGCCGGAGGATGATGCTAAGAAATCGCCAATGGCCGAGTTTTTAAAGCGGAGAGCGGGTGGCAACCATGCCACATGATAAGCAACGGGCATTGGAGCCCATCGAATTTATTCAGATGCTAAAGGCTGTTGATGACTTTTACGGACAGCCTTTTATGTTGCTTGACTGGCAGTATGAGGTTCTGTGGGACGTATACGGGACGGTAAATGAAAACCGATTAAGACAGTATCGGTATGCGTATCTTGAAATCCCGAAGAAGAACGGAAAAACATCTCTAATAGCTGGATTGGCACTGTATCATTTGACTTGTGATCCGCCTGGTGGCCAAATTTATTGTTGTGCTGCAGATCGAAGCCAAGCGGAATTGGTCTACAAAGCGGCTACCGGAATGATCGAACAAGATGAAGCCTTACAAAGCATTTTGATTGTCCGGGATAGCCGAAAAGAGATTCGGAATAAGGAAACGGGAACGATTTTAAAAGTCTTATCGGCCGAAGCATACACTAAACACGGAATCAACCCGACTGTTGTCATTTTTGACGAGCTTCACGCCCAGCCGAACCGTGATTTGTGGGATGTCATGACATTCGGTGCTGGCGCGGCACGTAAAGAACCTTTGTGGTGGGTAATCACTACCGCAGGAGATGATCCAGACCGCAAATCTATCGGTTGGGAAGTACACGAATATGCAAGAAAAGTCAGGGATGGAGAAATCCATGATCCTACTTGGTACGTGAAAATATATGCAGCTGATGAAGACGACGATATTTTTGATGAACGAACTTGGTACAAAGCTAATCCAAGTCTAGGTCATACCATTTCTATCGAAGCGGTTAGACAAGAGGCGTTAGCTGCTCGAAACAGTGAAGCGGCGGAACGCCTTTTTCGTTGGCTACGGTTAAATCAATGGGTTTCCTTAAAACGAACGGGATGGCTGCCACTTTCGTTATGGGATCGAACAGAAGGAGAATGGGACTTATCAGAGCTTGTAGGCAAACGATGTTATCCTGGACTTGATTTATCGAGCACGACCGACATTACAGCCGTCTGTTACTTGTTTCCGCCGCAAGAAGGTTTTTCGGATTGGCGCTGTATTTTTGAGGCGTGGATACCGGAAGATAACATGAAAGTACGTGTACAGCGGGATAAAGTGCCGTACGATCGTTGGGTGAATCAAAAGTACTTATACGCCACGCCGGGCGATGTCGTGGACTATGATTTTGTGGAAGCGAGACTAAAAGCCGCCAGCAAACAATATGATGTTCGGGCGCTGGGCACAGACCCTTGGAATAGCCGGATGCTGACGCAACGGCTGATGAAAGACGGGATTAATGTGATTGAAATTCAACAAAACATGAAAAATATGAGCCCGGCTATGAAGATGATCGAACAGCTGATGAAGCGCGGAATGATGACGCACGAAAAGAACCCGGTGGCGCGATGGTGCTGGGGAAACATGGTGATTGCTGTAGACGGGAACGAGAACATTAAACCGATGAAAAACAAGTCAAGAGATCGCATTGACCTCATCGTCGCGCTCATTAACGCGATGGCAACAGCAATGCTGTTTGAAGAAGTGAAATTCGATGTTAACGAGACTACTGAGCAATTTCTCAAAATGATGGGATGGTAAGGAGGTGAGGGCATGGGATGGTGGAACCGCCTGACAAGAATTTTCCGACCGCGAAATGAAACGGTAGACATAAACAACCCGTTACTTTTGCAGTGGTTAGGCATTGACCCCGATACCCCGAAAGATCAACTTTCAGAAGCAACTTATTTTGCTTGTTTAAAAATCCTATCGGAGAGCCTTGGCAAATTGCCATTAAAGATGTACCAGCGGACAGAATGCGGCATTGTAAAAAGCGACAGGGAAGAAATTTACAACCTGTTAAAACTACGCCCAAACCCGTATATGACAAGTAGCGTTTTTTGGTCAACGGTGGAAATGAACCGAAATCATTATGGTAATGCGTATGTATGGTGTCGATACAACGGACCACAGCTACAAGACATGTGGATACTCCCAAGCCAGTATGTCACTATCGTGGTGGACGACGGGGGTATTTTGGGCGAGAAAAATGCGATATGGTACCGATACAATGACCCGTATGATGGCAAGATGTATGTTTTTAGAAACGATGAAGTCTTGCACTTTAAAACATCGGCAACATTTGACGGCATTACCGGCATGTCGGTTCGGGACATCTTGAAAAACACAGTGAACGGTGCGCTTGAAAGTCAAAAATTCATGAACAACCTCTATAAAACGGGGCTAACAGGAAAGGCCGTCCTTGAATACACCGGCGACCTTAACCAAGAAGCGCGAGACCGCCTTGTGAAAGGCTTTGAGCAGTTTGCAAGCGGTTCTCAGAATGCAGGGAAGATTATCCCCGTACCATTGGGAATGAAGTTGGTTCCATTAGACATTAAGCTGACCGACAGCCAGTTTTTCGAACTGAAAAAATACACCGCCCTGCAAATCGCGGCGGCGTTTGGAATCAAACCGAATCAAATCAATGACTATGAGAAGTCAAGTTATGCGTCGGCTGAAGCGCAGAACTTGGCTTTTTATGTTGATACGTTACTTTACATTCTCAAGCAATACGAAGAAGAAATCACATACAAGATTTTGAGTAGCCAACTGATTAATCAAGGCTACTTTTTTAAGTTTAATGTCAACGTTATTCTGCGCGCCGACATTAAAACGCAGATGGATAGTTTATCGACGGCGGTTCAAAACGGAATCATGAAGCCGAATGAGGCGCGTGACTATCTCGATATGCCTGCTGATGATTATGGTGATGTGTTAATGGCCAATGGAAACTACATTCCGTTAAGTATGCTTGGTGCTAACTACGGGATGAAAGGAGGTGAGGGCTAATGCCATTTTGGAAGTTCATCGTCAACCAAGCGACAGAAACCGAGCCTGAGAGCGTGGAATTGCGTATTGAAGGAGATATTGTAGACGATGACGAGGTATGGATTTATGAATGGTTTGGTCAGCCAGCGACGGCACCTAATGCGTTTAAAGAGGAGTTAAGTCAGTTCAAAGGTAAGGACATCACCGTATGGATTGATAGCTACGGTGGCAGTGTATTCGCGGCGGCTGGTATTTACAACGCGCTGAAGGAGCATAATGGCAAGATCACTGTCAAGATTGACGGCAAGGCGATGAGCGCGGCGTCTGTCATTGCGATGGCTGGCGATGAAGTGTTAATGTCTCCAATGGCGGTGATGATGATTCATAATCCATTGACGGCCGCTTACGGCAACATGCACGATTTACGCAAGGTTGCGGACATTTTAGACACGATTAAGGAGTCGATCGTCAACGCGTACGCATTAAAAACAGGGCGTTCTCGCAGCAAAATCTCGCAGATGATGGACGATGAGACGTGGATGTCGGCAAACGTCGCGGTGAAAGAAGGATTCGCTGACGGCATCTTATATCAAGATCAGCCGTTAGACGTCGCTAACATGAGTCAGTTTGCGTTTAGCCGTTTAGCAGTGGTGAATAGCGCAAAAGAGTCTATCAAAAGTTTATTGCGATTCAACGGAATCAAAATGAGTAACAACAATCAATCACAGAACTATGCATCTTCTCCTCGTTTTATAGTAGGAGATAGAGTTGAAGTATTATCTCCGCATACGGAAGGTCACGCTACAGGTGAAGTCAGAGAGGCAGTTCTAACATGGACATATGGAATTGTTTTCGATGGGATGGAAGATATGGGAATCCATCATTGGTATGTTGAATCGGAGTTACAGCCTGTTGAACAAAGCGGAAATGATGGGAACAATGATATGAATGGAAACGACGGAATGACTGATAAAAAGAAGAAAAAGAAAAAGCAACATGACATGCCAGGCATGGAATCAGACAACAAAGTTGAAAAAGAAAAATTGCTGTTAGAACTAGATTTACTCTAGTTCTTTTTTTATTTCAAAAAAATAAAGGAGGAATATCATATGCCTAAAGAACTTCGCGAACTTTTGGAACAAATCAATAACAAGAAGGAAGAAGCTCGTAAACTTCTTGCGGAAAACAAAATCGAGGAAGCGAAAAAACTGAAAGAAGAAATCGTAGCGCTGCAAGAAAAGTTTGATATTGCAAAAGAGCTTTACGAGGAACAAAAACAAACTATTGAGGATAAAGAGCCGTTAAAACCGACTGTACAAGTGAAGGAAAATGAAGTCGAAGCATTTGTCAATCACATTCGCACCCGTTTTCGTAACGCAATGAGTGAAGGTAGCAATCAAGACGGCGGGTACACGGTACCGCAAGACATTCAAACACGCATTAACGAACTTCGCGAAAGCAAAGACGCTTTGCAAAACCTTATTACAGTTGAGCCTGTAACGACTTTGAGCGGTTCGCGTGTATTTAAGAAGCGCTCGCAACAAACCGGCTTTGTCGAAGTGGCAGAAGGTGCAGCGATCGGCGAAAAAGCAACGCCGCAATTCACGCTCTTGCAATACCAAGTGAAAAAATACGCTGGCTTCTTCCGCGTCACAAACGAACTGTTAAACGACAGCACGGAAGCGATCGTAAACACGTTGGTTCGCTGGATCGGCGACGAATCCCGTGTAACGCGCAATAATTTAATTGCTTCGCTATTAGGTACGAAAGCGAAAACAGCTATCGCTGACCTTGACGCATTGAAACAAGTCGTCAACGTTCAATTAGACCCTGTTTTCCGTTCGACTTCTAGCGTTATCGTCAACCAAGATGCCTATAACTGGCTCGATACGCTGAAAGACCAAAACGGCCAATACTTGTTACAACCGTCCATTTCTTCGCCGACTGGCCGCCAGCTTCTCGGTTTACCGGTTGTGATCGTGTCGAACAAAGTCTTAGCTAACCGGGTTGACGGCGGCACAGGTGCGCAATTTGCGCCAATCATTGTAGGTGACTTGAAAGAAGCGGTTGTCATGTTCGACCGTCAACGTACAGAAATCATGTCTTCTAACGTCGCTATGGATGCGTTCGAAACTGACGCTACGTTATGGCGTGCTATCGAGCGCATGGATGTTAAATTGCGCGACGATGAAGCGTTTGTATTCGGTGAAGTACAACTTGCTTAATGAGGGGAGCAATCCCCTCTTTTTCTTTGAAGGAGGGATAGCAGCATGAAAGTTCGCGCCCTAATGGATTGTGAGGGCGTCGGTTATCGTCTGAAAAAAGGCGAGGAAGCCGACTTGCCAGAGAAAACGGCGAAACTGTTAATCAAATTTGCATATGTCGAGGAAGTGAAGCGGAAGAAGGGTGATAAATGATGATCGTCACCTTTGAAGAAGCGAAAAACTGGTTGCGCGTTGATTTTAGCGATGATGATGCGTTGATTACTACACTCATTAATGCGGCGGAGGAATATCTCAAAAACGCAACAGGCACAACATTCGACGCTACAAACTACCTTGCCAAAATTTTTTGTATGACACTAATTGCCGACTGGTACGAAAACCGAGAAATGATTGGAAAGGCAACCGACCAAACAAGGCCGATCATCCAAAGCATCTTAACTCAACTCACATACAGTTACGGTGGTGACAGCGATGAATCCGGGACTGTTTAGACACCGCATTACGCTGTTGAAGATGGTTGTCACAGAGGATGAGATCGGCCAACAAATTGAGGATTGGCAGCCAGTACGGACATGTTGGGCGGCAATTAAGACGGTAAGTGGCAGGGAATACTTTGCCGCCGCATCCGTCCAAGCGGAGCGAACCTATCGTTTTATCATTCGGTACACTCCTGGAATCGATGAAACAATGAGGATCGACTATCAAGGACGGCAGTTTGATATACAGAGCGTTCTGAACGATGACGAACGAAAGAAAACGCTGACCATTATCGCGACGGAAAGGGTGGCGGCGGATGGCTAACATTCCGATTGATCGTCTAGCTGATGAATTAGTGCAGGCGATCAAAGAATATACGGAAGATGTTGAAAATGTTGTGCGCAAAAAAACAGATGAAGTGGCGCGGAAGGTATTGAAAGAGGCGCAGGTGCTCGCTCCGAAGCGGACGGGGGAATACGCCAAGACATTCACCATCACGAAGGAAGATGGGTATGGGATTGCTAGGCGCATCATTTGGAACAAGAAACATTATCGGCGGGTGCATCTTTTAGAATTCGGACACGCTAAAGCGAATGGTGAAGGCCGAGTCAAAGAATACCCGCATTTACGTCCGGCATATGACAAGCACGGGGCAAGATTGCCGGATGAACTAAAACGAGTGATTGAAAACGGTGGTTAAGATGACACAAGCGGAGTTATATCAAGCACTTAAAAGTATCGGCTACCCTGTCGCATACGGCTCGTTTTCCAGCTCGGTTACACCGCCATTCATCACGTATCAGTTTGCTTACTCGAACGACATGATGGCGGATAACGTCAACTATGTCGCGATTGAGGATTTTCAGATTGAGCTTTACACAGCGAAAAAAGACCTTGTAGCTGAGAAAAAAGTGCAGGACAAGCTCAAAGAGCTAGGCCTACCATATCGGAAATTTGAGACATATCTCGATGAAGAAAAAGTGTATCAAATACTCTATGAAGTTCAAATAATAGGAGGTTAGAAATCTATGAGTCGAAACAAAGTTACATTCGGTTTGGAGAAAGTTCATATTGCTTTTTTGGATGAAAATGCAGTAACACAACCAGCATGGGAAACCCCTATCGCGATTCCAGGCGCAGTACGATTCAGCCCTGAACCGCAAGGGGAGGAAAGCACATTTTATGCCGATAATGGTCCGTATTTCAGTTATACCTCTAACAACGGCTACACGGCTGAATTAGAAATGGCTAACTTGCCAGACGACATCTTGGCTGAAATGCTTGGATGGGAAATTGACGCGAATGGTATGTTGGTTGAAACGACGGATGGGACACCAAAGGAATTCGCACTCTTGGGCCAAATCCTCGGAGACAAGAAAAACCGTCGTTTTGTTTATTATCGCTGCAAAGCAAGCCGCCCATCAAAAGAGCACAGCACACGTGCGGAATCTGTTGAACCAGCGACAGAAACATTGAATATTCGTATCCTTCCAATCGAAGTCAATGGAAAAAACCTTGTTCGTGGCGTGATGGAGTTGAACGATACGAATGCGACAGCATATAACTCCTTCTTCACTTCTATTTATTTACCAACATTCGGAGGAGGCGCGTAATAAATGAGAACAATTCAAATTGGAGAAAAGCAAATCGGGCTAAAGGCTACGCCTTTGGCTCTTCTTTATTATAAGCAGGAATTCAAATCTGACTTGATTGGCGACTTGCTAAAAATGCAGGCGATTGCTGATGACCCATCGGCATTGGATTCGGTTGCTCTCTTGCAGATTGCGTGGGCAATGAACAAAGCGGCGGAAGGGAAAGGCAAAACATTCCCACATTTCGAATCATGGCTCGATCAATTTGAGTATGTGGATTTTTCAGATGCTGATACTTTGACTGCGATTATGAACGAAGCAGCGGACGGGTTTTTTCGTCGAGGAAACCGAACAGCAAAATGATGACGAGGTATACGAACCGCCGGAGCGTCATGATTTAGAGTTGCTTGTATTCGGAAAACGCGCCGGCCTTTCTTTTGATGAAATCAACGAGTTGACGGTCAATGACTTGCTGAAATACGTGAATATTTACGTGGACATGGAGACCGGAAAACGAAAACCAAGGCGTAGAATGGCGACACAGGCGGATATAGACGCCTTTTTTGCGTAAAGGTGGTGAGAATATGGCAGAGACAGTAAGGGGTATTTCAGTAGTTATATCAGGCGACACCACGAAACTGGGAAAGGCGCTTGAAGACGTCAATAAAAAGGGCAAAGAGATTCAAGGGGAGCTGCGTCAAATCGACCGTTTGCTCCGGTTCGACCCATCCAACACGACCCTTTTGGCTCAAAAGCAACAGCTCCTTGCTCAACAAATAGAGAACACAAGCGAGAAGCTGAACCGACTGAAAAGCGTTCAGCAGCAAGTCGCCGATCAATTCGCGCGCGGAGAAATCAGCGAGGGGCAGTATAGAGCGTTTCAACGCGAGATTGAGAAAACACAAGGACAATTGAACAACTTGCGAAGCAAGCTCGACGAAACAAATGCATCTATCAACAAGCACACGACTGCATGGGGGAAGATGCAAGAGCGTCTATCCTCCGTCGGAAATAACCTGCGCGATGTTGGTCAACGGATGCAGTCTGTCGGGCAATCCATGGCCACGTCAATGGGTGCGGCAGCAACGGCGATCGGCGGAGCGCTAGGATTTGCCGTCAAAAAATCAATGGATTTCGAGGCGCAGATCGACCGCGTTGGTGCAATTGCGGGTGCTACCCCAACGGAGATTAAGAAGCTGGAACAAGCCGCCCTTGACCTCGGTTCGTCAACTTCCAAATCAGCCACAGAGGTGGCACAAGGAATGGAGATCATGGGCGCGATGGGGTACAACACCAATAAAATCCTCGCGGCTATGCCGGGTATCATCGCGGCGGCAGAAGCATCCGGCGAAGACATGGCACTAGTGGCTGATACTGTATCAGCGGCATTGAACGCTTTCGGTCTCGAAGCGTCGGAAGCATCAAGGGTTGCTGACGTCCTTGCACAGGCGGCCAACGATTCGGCGGCTGGCATTCAGGATATGCAATACACGTTTAAATATGCGGCGCCGATTGCCCGAACGTTGGGCATCTCGTTAGAACAGCTGGGTGCGGCAACAGAAATCATGGCAAATGCAGGGATTCGCGGCGAGACGGCCGGCACTACCCTGCGTGCAGCTCTTATTCGTTTGTCCGACCCACCAAAAGAAGCAGCGGCTATGTTGCGAGAATTGGGCGTCCGTATTACGGATTCGAGCGGAAAGATGCTTCCGTTCAATCAGATCATTGCACAGTTATCGAAAAGCACCGAGAAAATGAGCAATGCTCAAAAGCTCGCTGCATTGTCTACCATCTTCGGCACGGAAGCCGCGAGCGGGATGCTGACGGTTATTGAAGCGGGACCGGAGAAATTCGATGAACTCACAAAATCGCTGCAAAATTCGGCCGGGGCGTCACAGGAAGCAGCGCAGAAAATGAAAGACAACCTCAAGGGTTCTCTCGAAGAATTGCAGGGAGCGTTTGAAACAGCGCAAATCACGATTGGAAATGCATTAGCTCCGGCGATTGAAAAGGTTGCTGGGTATATTCAAAAGCTGGTCGATTGGTTCAACAATCTTTCTCCATCTGCTCAAAAAACAATTGCGACTATCGCGGCAGTGGCAGCGGTACTCGCGGGTATAGGTACAGCAATTGGTGTGGTGCTTGCAATTGTCGGTGCGGCGGCAAGTGGAATCGGTGCTCTTACAGCTGCGTTCGGTGCTGTTAGTGGAGCTATCGCGGCGGCAGGTGGGGCTCTAGCTGTATTGACGGGGCCGATTGGTATTGCGGTTGCAGCGATCGCGGCACTCATCGCGATTGGTGTAGCGGTCTACAAGAATTGGGACACAATCAAGGCGAAAGCAATTGAAATATGGGGTAGTATCAGAGAGTGGTTCAGCTCAACGCTTGATGGTATTAAACAGTTTTTTGAAACGACATGGATACAAATAGGAGAGTTTATTATCTCTACGTGGGAAAGTATTAAACAAGTTACAACAACCGTATGGAACGCGATAAAGGATGCTGTGATTACTATTCTCAATCCTTTTATTACTGTTGTGACTAACCTGTTCAATGGCATGAAAAATGGTTTACAAATGATTTTTGAGGGGCTAAAGCAGTATTTCAGTGGCGTATGGGAGTTCATTAAAAACATCTTTCTCGGCGCCGTCCTTCTCATCGTTGACTTTGTGACAGGTGACTTCGAGGGGCTAAAAAATGATGCAAAAGCAATTTTCGAAAACTTGAAAAACGCACTTAATAGCATATGGGAAGGTATAAAATTGATATTCAACGGCGCGGTGTCAGCGATAAAGGGCTATGTCAGCGTGGCATGGGAAACAATCAAGTCGGTAACATCAACTGTGTTCACGTCTGTAAGTAACACGATAACTGCGATATGGAATGGTATCACATCGTTTTTTTCAACAGCTGTAGAGGTTGCTAAGACGACTGTGGTCGATGGATTCAAAAATATGTGGAATTCTGTATCCGAATGGATGAACTCAATAAAAAATACAATTGTTGAGCTGTGGAATGCGGCGCAACAATTTCTTGCTAACATCGATTTACGCGAAATAGGACGTAACATCATACAAGGACTTATAAACGGTATTTCATCAATGGCTAGCGCACTTTGGGAAAAGGTGAAGTCTATTGCTGATTCTGTGAAAAATGCGTTGCGTGATGCACTTGATATCAACTCTCCATCCCGCGTCATGCGTGACGAAATAGGGAAATGGATTCCACTAGGGCTTGCAGAAGGGATTGAACGAAATATCAGCGCTGTTATGTCTGCAACCAACCGAATGGCGCAGGCGACTGTTCCAAATATCACGGGGTATTCAGGCGTTGCCAGCCCTGCTACAGCAACAATCAACGTTCCAAAAATGTCTGGTGCAAAAATAGAACAACATTTCCATTTCCACTCAACAGCACCAACGCCGTCAGAAACTGCACGAAAACATCTACAAGTTTCACGCCAGCTCGCAATGGAATGGGGGCTATGATATGCAGCGAATTATCTTCACAAACGCAAGAGGTCAATCCGTGGAGCTGAAATCATCAGCTCCTTTTCTTTTACAAAGCGTCGATGGGCTCGGTGACGTAGATGCTGACACTCAAACACAGAAATCCCCATTTCAAGATGGCTCGACATACATTGATTCTGTTCTGCAAGAACGCGCTATCTCACTGGAAATTGTAATTATAGCATCGGACAAACCAACACTATTACAGCAACGTCAATATCTTGCTTCTGTTTTTAATCCGAAGTTAGGACAAGGGATACTTCGCTATGAAAACGGGGAAGTCGTTCGTGAAATCGAAGCTGTTCCGGATGGGGTTCCGGTTTTTCCAAGTGGAAGAGAAAATCGCGGACCATTCTTTCAAAAGGCGCTTGCGAACTTGCTCTGTCCAAATCCTTATTGGAAATCAACAGAGATAACAGAAGAGCCCACCTTTGAACCACTTTTCCAATTCCCGTTTGAGGGTGTGTTTGAAATCGGGGTGCAACGGGATAATCGAATTATCGTGAATGATGGGGATGCCCCAACTCCTGTATTTATTGAATTCTATGGTCCAGCGGTCAATCCGAAGATTACAAACAAAACAACCGGAGAATTTATTAAGGTAAATCAAACGTTACAAGAAGGCGAAGTGATGAAAATTGACACTACTCCGGGTAAAAAATCTGTTTATTTTGTTCAACCAGATGGAACTGAGCGCAACGTTTTTAACTGGATTGACTTAGAAAGTACTTTCTTCCAACTTGTCGTGGGAGAAAACGAAATTGAGTATTCTGCAGACAGCGATATTCAAGGTGCGATTGTGAACATTCGATATAACAAACTTTACAACGCAGTATAAGGAAGGTGAGATTATGGCAGAAATCAGTAAGTTTTTTAACTCTGCTCCAGGTGATCCACGAACCTATCAAGCGAGTGACTTTGCGGATTATTTCGGAAGTGTGCTAAGTACAGGATTGCTTCACACAGACAATATCCCCGCGCTAGAGGTAAAATGCGATGGTAACGACTTACGGACGTATGTAACACCGGGGAAAGCGATTATGCAGGGCTATCTCTATGAAAATACAAGCAATCTGTATCTGGAACATGCGCTGCCGGAGGCGACATATGACCGGATCGACCGGATCGTGCTCCGATTGGACAAACGAAATCAGTCTCGTTTTATTAGAGCGTTTGTTAAACAAGGCACTCCCTCAGAGAACCCGGTTCCTCCAGAACTGCAACGTGACGATTTTATTTATGAATTATCGCTTGCCCAGATTCGTGTAAGAGCGAACACGTCAACGTTAAATCCTGCTGATTTGATTGACGAACGTCTGGATGAAAATCTTTGTGGATTAGTCCATTCGCTCATTAGCATTCCAACGAGTCAATTTCAAGCAGAATGGGATGCTTTTATGGCAAGTGTGCAGGATGAAGGCTTTACACCAAGAACGGATTTTGATGCGCATTTGGCGGATACTACGAAACACATTACAGCAACAGAACGCACAGATTGGAACACAGCGAAATCAAAATCTGACGACCTTGAAATTCTCTATTGGATGGGGGCGATGTAATTGGCGGCGACTGCTAAACGTTTATATTTAGGAAATCCGTCTACTACTTTAACAACTGTTTACACTGTACCGGTGAATACAACGACAATTGTAAAAAGTATAGTTATTTGTAATACAAGTGCCACTGATACAACAGCGTCTATTGTTATTTCTACTGCTGGTATAGTTTATAACATGCCAATTAAAGGAAAAGATACGGTTATTATAGATATGAGTTTGGTTATGTATGCAAACGACACAATTCAAGTACAACAAGGAATTGCTAACAATTTAAACATAACTATTTCCGGTGTAGAGGTGGCTTAATCATGGGAATGTATCAATTATCAACTTTAAACCATTGGAATGTTTATGCGAAAAAACAACAAGAAGCATGGATTGCTCCTACGTTGTTGAATGGGTGGGTGAATTTCGCTAACGGGTATGAAACATCAGGATACTTTAAAGATGAATTAGGTATTGTCCATTTAAAAGGAACAGTTAAAGGTGGTACAAATAACATAATTTTCTATCTTCCTATTGGATATAGACCGTTGGCGAGATTATTTTTTCCTGTTCGATATTGGACAGGCACTCAAGAAAACATAGGAATTGTACAAATAAATCCAGACGGTGGTGTAGTTAGAACATTAGGAACTGACGAGGTTGCTTTTGATTCAATATCTTTCCGAGCCGGACAATAGGAGGTGTAAAAGATGAAAAAAGTTCTAATCTTTGATATAAACGGAAACTACGTTGAAGATAAGATTGTAGATGATGAGTACATTCCACAAAAAAATGAGTTTGCTTGTTCAATCAATACGGTGATTGCGTTTTATAAACCTAAATTAGTGAACGGTCAAGTGGTAGAAGGATTGACGCAAGCAGAGATTGATAAATTAAAAGGAAATACATTAGAGGATGCGAAAGCTCGAAAATTAAAGGAATTGAATGATGCTTGTAATAAAGCGATAATCGATGGATTCGATTATACCATTAACGGTGTATTGTATCGCTTCTCATGTAGTTTAGAAGCCCAAGCAAATTTTCAAGGGACAGATACTCTATTCAAAGATGGATTAATCACGTCTATTTCTTGGACGGTTACGAACAAAGTAACAGGTAAGATTGAACGTATTGCGATAGACAAAACAACGTTTACCAATTTGCGACTTGCTGTGTTTAATCATATAAACACTCAAATCAGTAAATTACGTGATACGTTACAACCTAAAGTGGAACAGGCGACTACAATAGCCGAAGTCGAGGCAGTGGTGTGGTCATGAAGCGATATATTTGGAATATCTTCATATCTATTGACCAGTTTTTTAATACGGTTTTAGGCGGTGACCCGGATGAAACCATTTCTTCGAGAATGGGAAAACGAGCGAGAAAAGGTGACAAACTTGGTCAATTCATCTGCGCCATACTGAACATTTTTGATAAAGGGCATTGCGAAAAATCCATCGAGAAAGACGAAGGACAACCGATGTAAACACAGTAGGACGATACTGCGACACAACACCGATTTAATAACGGTGTTTTTTATTAGGTGGTGAACTATGAAACCGATTCGTTTATTGACACCTCAACTCGATTTACTCGCTGAAATTGATGACTATGAATCGTTGCTATTCACAAGGCGATGGCATGAAATCGGCGAGTTTGAACTGCGAATCAATCGACATAAAAGGCATACAGAGCTCCTGCAACGTGGTAATCTCATCATGCTTGGTGCAAGCAGGAATAAGGTTGGTATCATTCGACATCGTGAAATTGTGCTAGATGAAGGCGGAAAAGCGTCAGAAACATGGCTAGTGAAAGGAATTGTGTTGAAAGGGGTCATGGCACAACGAATCGTTGTTCCTCCTGCCAACGACAGTCACGATCGAGCAAGTGGAAATGCAGAAACGGTCATGAAGCATTATGTGAACAATCATGTTGTAAACCCAGTTGATACTAAACGAAAAATTGATATGGTTGTGCTTGCTTCGGACCAGCAACGCGGTTCCAATATTTCGTGGGAATCGCGCTTCAAAAATCTTGCTGAGGAGTTTGTTGAAATCTCGAAAGCTAGCGGGCTTGGCTGGGATGTTGTTCTCGATTTACAACAGAGAAAATGGATATTTGATGTATTCGAAGGGCAGAATCTCACAGTCAATCAGACAGAGAATCCGCCTGTTATTTTTAGTCCGCAGTTTGAGTCGTTGAAGCAACTATCGTTTGTAGAAAGTGATTATAACTATCGCAATTTCGGTTACATCGCTGGCCAAGGTGAGGGAGCTGATCGTCGCGTTGTTGAAGTCGGAGACGCAGAAGGGATATCACGAATAGAAACATTCATTGACTCAAGGGATATATCAGAGCAAGACGAAAGCGGGCAAGCTCTTACGGAAGAACAGATCATTGCGAAGCTCCAAGAGCGAGGACAACAAAAGCTTTCGGAGTTTACCGAGGAGTTTTTCCTCGAGGGGCAAGTTCTCACGAATTCGCCTTTCAGGTATGAGATCGATTATGACCTTGGCGACATCGTTACGATACAAAACCGAGAATGGGGCATAACACGGGATGCTCGTATAACTGAAATAAAAGAAATATACGAACCAGGCGGTTTTCAAATCGAGGCGACATTTGGTCAGAGCCGACCAACATTGATAAAGAAATTGAAACAGGAATTGGCTCAAATTAGCGGAGAAGTACGGAAATAAGGCTTTTTTGATGTTTGTTAGAAAGGCGTGATTTGATGGAACGATTAGATGTTGCATTCAAGACCGGCGCGGCCATTCTTGGTGGCATTACCGGTTTGATATTTGGTGAATCAACTGGATTGCTTGTTGCACTATTTTGGATGGCGGTCATTGATTACGGAACTGGAATGGCCGCAGGATACACAGAAGGCACTTTATCTAGCAAGGTTGGATTTAAAGGGATAGCCAAAAAAGTGATGATCTTTGTGATGGTTGCTCTTGCCCATCTAGTCGATAGTGCACTCGGAACAAAAAATATGTTCCGAGATGCGACTATCGTTTTTTATATGGCCAACGAGCTGTTAAGCATTTTTGAAAATGCGGGAAGGATGGGTGTACCGGTGCCAGAACGACTTACACAGGCAGTCGAATTGTTGAAAGGAAAAAGTAAGGAGGGCGATAAGAAATGAAAATCGTGCTTGACGCCGGACATGGTGGAAGGTGATAAAATGCCGATTCAGAGAACATGTCTTGAATGTGGAGCATCGTTCAGTGTGCCGCCTTCACAAGTTAGGAGGGGCGGTGGTAAGTTTTGCAGTATTGGTTGCGGAACTAGATACAGAAATAAGACAGACAATCCAGCTTGGAGACCGGAGGTAAGGGAAAAAATTAGCAAAAATCACGCTGATGTATCAGGGAAAAACAATCCTATGTATGGAATGCGTGGTTTTCTTGCTCCTAGTTTTGTTGATGGTCGTAGTTCTTTCAAAGGCGACACATATAGAAGGATTGCACTAGCGAATTTACCGCACAAATGTGCTTTGTGTGGACAAACGGATTTAAGCAGACTAGATGTTCATCACAAAGATGGAAATCGTAAAAATAACTCTATTGCTAACCTCGTCTTTCTGTGTAAAAAGTGCCATATCACAAAAGCGCACAAGTATCACAGAAATGAACGAGGTATTTTTATTGGTGCTGAACTAAACAAGGAGGTGGTTTTATGACACAGCGTCTACTTAAAATCGTATTAGACGCTGGTCATTAGCACGGCGGCACAGACAGCGGAGCCGTCGGCAATGGCTTGCAAGAAAAAAATCTGACTTTAAACATTGTCAAAAAGATCGGGAATTTACTATCTGAATACGAAGGTATAGAAGTGCATTATACACGTACTGATGACCGTTTTCTTGAGTTATCAGAACGTGCAGCAATCGCCAACAAATTGAAGGCAGACTATTTTATTTCCGTCCATATCAATGCCGGCGGCGGTACAGGTTTCGAATCATACATCTACAACGGCAACGTCAGCAACGCAACAGTTGCCTATCAAAATGTCATTCATGCAGAAATTATGAAAGCAATCGGCGGTGTTAAAGATAGAGGAAAGGAACGTGCAAACTACGCTGTATTGCGCGAAACCAAGATGCCGGCGCTTCTGACAGAAAATCTATTCATCGACAACGCAAGTGATGCGGCAAAATTGAAATCGGAGCAATTCCTTTTGCAAGTGGCGCATGGCCATGTGCAAGGCATTGTCAAAGCGTTCGGTTTGAAGAAAAAAGCCAAACAGCAACCAAAAGAAAAAGCGTCTGACAAAAAACTCTATCGCGTTCAAGTCGGAGTATTTAACGATCCTAAAAATGCGGAACGACTTGCAGAAGAATTGAAGAAGAAAGGATATCCGGCTATCATCGTGTGACCCCTGCCACTCGGCAGGGGATTTTTTGTTTATGTAGTATAAAAATATCGAGGAGGTGATACCGTGTTCGAAATCGTCGGTCGTCTGCGTTGTCCCATTTGTTTTGTAGCGGTTCGACAAGATGAAAAAGTATTCCTTGACATTATGAACACTGTTATACACCAAGAATGTTATCACCGTTCGAACAGTCATAAACTCCCGATTAAAGACGAAGGTACGTTTCAAAAAATGCTCCTCAAATACCCGTTTTTCAAATGAGCCCTTCTCATTCGAGAGGGGCTTTATCTCCATAATCCTTTCTTAGATTGTCGCGCTGCACGTTCAGCCTTAATAAATTTTTCTTGATATTTCACGTTAGGTTGAATGGTCATGACACGTGCATATCCTTCTTTTACGAGTGTTTCGTTATACAGTTCTTTTCCAACCCACACATACGCAAGTAACCGTCCATATTTATCTTTAATTCCTACGTCGAATTCGAGTGTAACTGTTTTATTAGTCAATCGTTTTTTCGTATAGTTCGATGCCTCTTTCCCGTATTTTTCAACAGGTCGATTCGGTGCAACCGTTTCAGGTGTATTGACACCAATTAGTCGTACTTTTGCAGTTGCCCCAGTGCTAAACTTTACTTCTATTGTATCTCCATCGACGACACGAATAACTTTTACAGTATGTTTCGAATTAATTTTTATTTCCGGTGCGGTTGGCTTTTTATTGTTGTTTGATTGGCCTTTCTTGATAATATTCCCGTTTTTGTCGTGATAGTGATACTCGCCATCTTTTAGTCCCCATTTAGCACAATTTGTGTAGCAAGTATGCCCTCCATTCTTGTCTAGTTTCCCAGGATGAGCAAAAGCGGGAGATACAAAAAGAATTGTTGTTAGAAATAACACGAAAGAGAATAGCCTTTTCATAAACCAATTACCCCCAAAATTTATAATCCTTAATCATTATAAAACGTTTTTTTCGCAAATGTCATTGTTTTATCCATATTTCATTGATCGGCAATCCCAGCTCCTCACAGATGGCATATGCCACAGGGAATGAAGGTAGTGAGCGATTGTTCATGATAGCGCTTAAAGCCGCCTGACTAATACCAATCCTCTTGGCGAAATCCCCTTGTTTAATATCCCGTTCCGCAAATATGATTTTTAACCGGCATTTAAACTGCATTTTTTATCCCCTCGTATAAAAAATAATCTCCACAAAAAAATTTAAAGTGGACAAGATATAAAGGACAACCCCTATATCATACCTTTTACCATACTCGAAAATATTCCACGCAGCATACCTGTTTTCCTGCTATTTCAGACGACACAATAAATTCACAGCAATGCGAGAAGGAAGGAGGGAACATTTCTTTTGTTCAACTAAGAAAACTCAACAAGGAGGAATTTAGATGCTCGAAGTACTTGGAGGCGGTCTTTTGCTTGTCGGACTTGTGTACGCGGAGAAACAAGGGTGGGTGGACGTGGAAAAGGCGGATTTCATCGTGATGATGGGTATGGCGACGGGAGTGGGTGTGAGCTTGTATTTCTTTTTGAAACAACTTCCGATTTTGTTTTTATGAACCGTTCCCGCACACACTCCCTCACGGAACACGGGTGGGCAGACTCGTGTTCCATTAATATCATGTATGTTCAATCTATCGGGAATATGCTCGATGAATGGGATAGTATCTCTTTTTCTTGGAGGTGTTTTTATGTTCGATATCCTTCTTATCCCTGCTATATCCGGCGCGGTCGCGCTGGCAATTGGAATAAAAAGTCGCAATAAAGAGGAGATGGCAATACGGAAAGTTTTTAGAAACATGAAAGTGGGTGCGATGGAAGGAAAAGGCTTTGTTTTCCCAAAACTAGTCGCAACGGAAAAGAAAGCCGACCGCACACGCTATGTATATCGCGTGCCGTTAGGGCTGACGAAAAAGACGCTTGAACCGGTCGAGGAAGTGCTAGAGGCGACGCTCGACCGGCCAGTCGAGGTGACGTTCAAGAAGTGGTTATATATTGAGGTTTTTCATAATGAGATACCTAAAAAGGTGTCATATAGCAGCGCGCCAACTAAAAATGGTTGGGTTGTTCCACTCGGACTTAACGAACGTGGCTGGCACTTTCACGACTTTGACAAGACACCACATTGTACAATAAGCGGCACAACGCGATTCGGGAAAACGGTCATGCTCAAAAACATCATGACGTATCTCATTGAACATCATCCTGACGACATTGAGTTTATCGTGCTTGACATGAAAGGTGGGCTAGAGTTTGGGAAATATAAAAATCTGAAACAGGTCGTAGACGTCGCTAGTAGCCCCGTAGAAGCGTTTCATGCACTCGGAAGGGTAAAGGTATTCATGGAGCAACGAGAAGCCTTATTTAAGCAAAACGGGTGGTCTAACGTGGTGAATACATCGATTCAGAAGCGTCTGTTTGTCATCGTTGACGAAGGAGCGCAGCTCGCTCCCGACCGTTTCATGACGAAAGAACAGAAGGATATGCTTGCAGCGTGCCAGCACACGCTCGGAGAAATAGCGAGAATCGGCGGCGCACTCGGCATACGGCTCATTTTTTGTACGCAGTATCCGACTTCTGATACGTTACCAAGACAGGTGAAGCAAAACGCTGACTTAAAAATCACTTTCCGCTTGCCGACTGGCTATGCGTCACAGGTAGCAATTGACGACTATGGTGCAGAAGAACTTCCGTCAGATATTCCAGGACGCGCAATTGTGAAAACGCATGAAAAAATACTCGTGCAAGCACCGTTCATTTCTGACGACGAGATGATGAAACGATTGGAGGTGCACCGCATTGAAAAAGTCGAGCGTCGAGAAGCTGACAGAAAGACAGCTGAAGATACTATACACTTTGAATAGCCTGCAAGCCCTCTCGCGATCGCAAATACAGCACATGTTTGAGCTGGGAAGCAAACGCAACGCCAATCGCATCCTGCACGGCATCCGGGAATACACACACACGAAACGCATTGGCGAGGACGTGTATTACCTAAACAAGCACGGTGCGGAGCTGGTAGGCGGAGAGGCAACGATTCGCCGGAACAGCCCGCTTGAACACATCGTCATGCGGAACGACATCTATATCTTTTATCACTATCCTCAAGATTGGAAAGTGGAAGCTAGGACGCGATGGAAGGAAGGCGGCAAGGAATACAGCATTGTGTCGGACGCGCGGTTTACGTATCATGGGCAGATGTACTTCCTTGAAGTGGATAATACACAAAAGATGATTGAAAATAAGCGGAAAATCGAACGATATGCCTTTCTGTTCCGATTTATTCAGCGACAGCAAATCGGCGAGCCGGTACTGCTTTTCTACACGTTGTCAGACGTGAGAAAAAAACAGCTGGAGGCATGGTGCAATGAGTATGGCATTCCGTGCGAGGTTTTGCGTAAACAAGATGTTTAA